ACGGCGTTCTAGGCCGTACGCGGTTGGATTTCCGCATAAAACTTGCACCATGCAAGTCGTATAAGATATTTATGAAAATTTGTTTTAGCATACCCAGTCATCCATAAATATTGGCATGAAATATTTTATTTTTGACTCCAGCAACGACGGTGTTGTCTGGATGGGCAATCAACTGTCTATAGCCAACCGACTGTGTCACGGTTTACTTGACTGTGAAATCAGCATGGTTTGGCCAAATAGCAAATCATATCAGGTGCTAACAACAGCGAATGGTGCCAACTTGCATTGGAACTATGCAACAAAACAAATGCTACCGCTACCAGAATCGGCTATTAATTCATTATTTGTTGAAAAGAAACGCCTAGCCGGCATACGACATCCTGCTATGTCAAAATTATTTGTTCTTGGTAGCCATATGATTAGAAAAATTTACACAACAACGGTGCCCACAATTGAAAATGATCTATCATTTGCGCTCGACAATTCAGACCCCAGTAAAGATCAATACGACTATTCGGTCACTGAGTACGCACAAATTACTGGGATCACCGACCGTGATGCCTACAAAGAACTTACGCTGTATGTTGAGAACATGCGGACACAAAAAATCAGAACATTTAGTTACACTGAATATTTTTCTAAAAAAATTAATTCAGCTACTACCCAAGAAGAAATTGCCATAATCATTGAAGATATTGAGAAAAAATTTATTACAGATAGTCAAATATGATGCGTTGTAATGCATACAATCCCTTGGTTTTTAGAACTATGCAAGGTCCAGACTGGGATCGCTGGCGTTCGTTGTACAAATTAATAAATGCAGCCGTGTCAATGAATGACCGTACTGGCTATATTAAAACTCCGGTCAACTCAAATGTGCCAGATGCATTGGCCATGCCCGAGTACGATCCTAATTTTGGTTTGAGCTATCAAGACTGCTGTCATAAAAAAGTCAACGAATTGGTTGCGCTGCAAGATCAACTTGGTGTACCCATCAGAGTCATGTATTCAGGCGGTATCGACAGTAGTCTAATCTTGAGCAGTTTCATTGATGTTCTAGGAGTCAGCGAAACTGCGCGACGCATTGAAGTACTAATGGATCAGGAGAGTATACACGAAAACCCCTGGATGTGGGATCGATTTATTCGTAGCAATTTCACTGTATGCGACAGTGACAAACATGGTGCATATTACACCAAAGACAATATCTTAATCGGTGGCGAAGGAAATGATCAATTACTAGGAACCGACATGTATCGTGACATAGTACGTCGTAACGGCGATGGCATACTCAATGTGAGATGGACTGAGGCCAATATTAAATCTCATATGATTGATAGGGGCATGACCAATGCTGAAGCTGACATGTGGTTTGAATTATATATCCAGCAGATGTCCCGAACACAAGCACCCATTGACACCATTGGTGATTTTTGGTGGTGGGTTAATTTTAGCTGCAAGTGGACCACAGTGTTTCACAGAATGATGTTTTATGTGCAGAACCCACAAGACATCAACCAGGAGTACATGAACACATATTACCAACAATTTTTCAACACAGTTGAATTTCAAAAGTGGAGTTTACGGGATCGAGATCACAAGCACCAGGGCAACTATATTACCTATAAGTTTCATGCTAGGGAGTTAGTGGCCAAGACCATGGGTGCGCCCGAATATCTCAACAAGATCAAACGTCCCAGCTTGTCACATGTGACACGCTTTAAACATGCATGCGATATAATTGACGATTCGTACCAGTTTCACTACAATGTGAATCCCATGGACTGGTACAACCCCGATAACTCATTTGTCTGACAGATAAGTTCGATTCAGCATGGTGTGGTTGTGATCAGTTGGGCCCCAATCGCCATCGGGGTGAAATGCGATCACTGTCATTGAAGAATCTGCAGTCCTAAATCTATGTCGCTCGTGCTCCTGCAAGCAAAAGCTAACACCCACTGTTAACGCATCTTCTTGTTCAGCACCAGGATTGCCGTGTTGACTATATCCTGATCCAGCAATAACACAGCCTAGTCTGATGCTGGGGTGTGTATGAAATGATTGGCTGATACCAGGCGGGAAATACAACAAGTTTAAACTGCTATCGCCTAGTCGTGCAGGATACACTAATAAACTGTCGCTACAGCCATCAATATAACTCAATCGCCCTTTTGCCTCGACCCAGCCAATTTGGTTAGGTACTCGATATCCAAGTCGTACAATCAAGAATAATTGATCTGATACTATAGCTGACATGTTGTTATTAACTGTAAGCCCAAAATATTGCCCGGCTTCAAGAGCAATTGTTTTACCGTCGACAGTTAATTGGCTGGCACCATAGCTATAACCATATATGGAACAGTGCTGGCAAAAGTCAGGCAATACAAAATTACCAGCAGTCAGCATGTAGCCTGATGATGGGTACATGGTGTCCCAAAGATTTAGTTGATTTGAAATTATCATCTTGATGCCCTTTATACAATATTTAGTCAACAAAAAAGGGCCTTGCGGCCCTTTAATGTAACTTCCCATCCCAAGGGTTGTAAGTTTGCTTGTGTTATTATTGGAAAGACAAGTTCTGAATAGCGATTTCAGAAACGTAGTCACCAGCATTGCCAAGAGACGATGCGGTGTTTGTCAACTCTACATAACCATAACGTGTCATAAAGCCCACGACTGGTTCGAAAGTTTGTGGATCCAATACAACTCCAGAGCTCATTAGAGGAATATATGGGCAATAGAACGCTGCAGCATCTGCCTCGCTAGAACCTTTATATCCAACCAATACTGGTGTAGAATCGTTAGCATAGCTGTTTACATAGATACGCATTGCACCGTTCAAAGTACCAACAAACTTGGTGTTTGTAGGAGCTTCAAATGTACCTTCTGTAGTGCGAGCAAAAGCAGAAGTAGTAGCAGATTGCAACACTGTCAATGCAGCTGGAGAAACGATAGCCCAGTTACCAGCACCACGACGTGTACGTTGTGCGATCAAGTTAGCAGCACGGTTGATAAGAACAGCTAGAGCAGCGTGTTCGTCACCAACGAATGTAGCTGTACCAGATACATTGGCTTGGTTGTATGTGAACTCTTGAGCAGCCAAAGCGCTCAAGCTGTTGATAATTTCTTGGTCAATTTCAACAGTGATTTCTTGTGCCAAAGCAGCCATGATTTCTGCTTCAACGTCCAAACCGTGCATGGCTTGTGCGTCTTGAGCAGCTTCAAATGTCCAACGTGCAGACATTTTACGTGTTTTAGCTTCAACAACTTGTTTCATGATTTGTACGTTGATACGGTTACCAGGTACGCCTTCAAGAGCGCTTGTAGAAGAAGCACGGCCAGTTGCTGGGTCACCAGAATAAGCCTGAGCAATTTTGAATGGGCTCAATGCTTCATCACCAGCTGTAACTGAAGTTGCATATGGTGTGCCGCTTGTGTCAGCCACGCTGTCAGCATAACGTACACGTAGTGTGTGGATCTGAGAAACAGGTCCAGTCATTGGTTGAACACCAATGATTTCGTTAGCGATAACGGTAGGCATTACACGACGGATAACTGGTAGAATCACACGGTTTAGTGTGGCAACGTTAGCAGCTTGTGTGCCACCGGTGGTTGCATTTTCTGACAAGTATTTACGGGTGTTTTCTAAGATAACAGCCATTGAAGTGCGGCGTGAACCTTGTAGTCCTTCTAACAGGGCATCTTTAGTTTCGCCCCAACGGCTTTCTAGTAGTTCTGTAGTCATTTTCTTTTTCCTTTAAGGTTTAACTATTTTTTATTTTAGCCCTGCCAAACGCTTCAAATCAATAACATTTGCATTATTGGCTTGTGTAGTTAATTTAGCAGTCTTATCTCCTGTGACTTCAACATGCGATTCGCTAAGAATAGCCTTTTCAGACTTCTTAACAACCGAATTGTTCAAGACAGCTGGAAGATACTTTTCATATGCACTCTGCAATTTAGCAGTTTGCACATTTTCTAGAAGCTCTGTCATAACAGTAGCTTTTTCACGATTTAAGGGTTTCAACAGGTCAGTCATGATGTCACGACGTTGTGCTGATTCCTTGATGATACGGATTTCACGTTCTTTGCTTTCAACTAGTTTTTCTGTTGATTCAACAGACTCTTTGATGGCAGCAATAGTACGTTGTTGTTCTTCGATAGTTTTGTGCAACTGACGAATTTCTTTGTTCTCATTTAAGTGAGTCAAACTAAATTCGCTAGCAAAAGCTTCGAATAAACGACGTCCAAACATGTTCTCACGAGCACTTTGGATATCTTCTTTCAATTGCGATAGTTCTGACTTTAGATTTTTAGTAACTGTCTCTTGAACAAGTGCCGAACTGCGAGCAATAAATCGGCTCTTCAATTCTTCTAATTTGTGTTTAGCAGTAGCAACTAAGCGAACTTTTGTTTCTACCACTTGACGCTTGTCATGAGCAAACTCTTGGATTTCTTCAGCGAGTGCACCAACTACGAATTTTTCTAAACGTTCAAAATTTTCTTTCTGAACTTTACGATCTGTACGTAGCTCTTGAATTTCTTCAGCTAATTTCTTAACTAGGAATTCATTGAAGCGATTTGCGCTTTCCATCATGTGACCTTTAAACTTCACACGATCTTCCACCATAGCTTGTTTCTCACTGGCGAATTCTTGAATTTCGGCAGTAAGACCTTCGGTTACCATCTTGTCTAAAGCTTCTACCATTACTTTTTTGTCATGTTCATAACGACTAGCCATCTCCTCGCGCAATTCTGCACGAATGGTTTCACGGGCTTCGGAAAGTTTGCTTTCCCAAGCTTCGTTGATTGCACCACGAGTTTCCTCGTTGATAATGCCGCTGTCCAATAACGGTTTGATAACGTCAAACATTTGCGGTTCTCCTTATATTTTCAAGTCTCTAATCAAGCGAGTTACCTGCTCTCTTAGATACTTTTGTACTTTTTGATTGTCTTTGGCTTCACCAGCCATTTCTAGAACCCTATGTCCTCCCCGCATATTCATCAAGCCTTCATAGATGGCAGTTGGATATGCATGGGGTGCACTAGGCTGTGCTACAATATCTACAGTGACGATTTCAAAGTCACTAACATGTCCGTTAGACTCGTTAACGTTACCGCTACCGCGACTAGACACGCCCAATTTAACACCACTTTCCAACATAGTTTTAACTAAGTGGCCCATTGGTGTTGGTAGAATCTTTAGTTTACCGTGTCCGGCAGGGCCGTCCATCCACATTTGTTCAATCATGTGACTCACACGGTCTAAATTAATTTTCAAATCATCGGGGTGGTCAACTTCGCCTAGGACTGAGTAGCCACCTTTAACTTGTTCATTAATAGATTTAACAGCTTGTTCAATTTCGTTCACAGGGTAAACACGCTGGTTAGCGTTCTTTACCCCGCCTTCGATGAATACACCCTTCATGTAAAGATCTTTGCTCTTGCCGTCTTTGGAATCCTCGGAGAGGATTTC